ATGATCGGTGATATGTTTTCTAAAGCTGCGATTTTAAAAGAAATGAGCAAATGTATCGTATTATGTGTAAGATGCCACGCTGAAAGACACTAATAAGCTCTAATATTTAAAACGACAGGGTATCTTCTTCTAAATCAGGAAACTTCTTACGCAATCTATTTCTAGCTGCAAGTTTATCCCTGTTATAATTATATTTTCCTTTAAAACACTTAGTCATTTCATCGACCGCAGTTACAGGGTGCCAAGTAATCGCCATCTTACAATGGACTACATCCTGTTCATTTTGGTAAGCGTATGGACATTTCCCTGAATCTGCGTGTTTGCATGGGCTATCTTCTCTAATATTATGAAACACAGGGTCTATAATATCTTGAAACGAAGGGTCAATTAGCTCTTCAAAGGTTTTTTCGGTTTTCTCTTTATTTTCCACTTTGACTACACACACACAGTGTCGTATCTGTCGTAAACTACTAAAAAATGTCGTACGTGTCGTAAAGTACGACAGTTACGACAGTTACGACATGGGGTGTGTTACGATTCATCTTTGATAATTTCTAGGTCTGTTTTCTTGAATAATCCCTGTTTTTCCTTCTTGATTAACCCTGCTGTAAGTAAATCAGCAATCCATCGATCTCCTGTCCTGCGTGTCAAATTGAACTGATTTTCGACCACATTTAAGAACCTTGATGTATCAAATCTGTCATCCATTTCATCCAGAACCTCTTTATATTGACCTAGTTTGTTTACAGGCAAGAAGTGAACCGAAGGATTCTCAACGATACCTTTCTTGGTAAACAAATGCGTATCATTCGACCATTGCAGCAGAAAATGATGGTGCGATGCGTTGCTAATCCTACTCTTCACGATACGCATCAAGCGATACTCCGTATTTACCGAGCTTCTACCAAGCAATATCCCAAACTCAATCCAATTCTGCAAACTACTTGCACCTTGCATACGCTCTAGGCTTAACTCAGTCTCACCCATGCTCTTATTAAAGTGAGCAACGAGTATCAACGATATATCGTTCTCAGTTACCACATTATCAATCCTACGCAACAACTTCTTAATCTCATCATTTCTCGATAGATTTACATTCGTACTAGCATATAGATTGTCCACGATAAGTAGCTGTGGCTTTACCTTTTCTACTGTATTCCCTATCTTCTCCCACACATCATCGAATGTCTCATTATCGAATACATTGATGTGTAAATTCTGGAGTCCCTCATGCGTTACATGGAGATTCGATATAATCTTTTGTATCCTACGATTGACTTCATCGTTCGATATTTCCAGGTTCACATACAATACGCTATAGTCTTTCTTTATCGCATGACCCATGAATTCTCCAATACCACACGCTATCCGTACAGCCATCTCCATCACAAAGTAGCTCTTGTTCGCACCTGTCATACCACCGATCACTGTCTTCACACCTTTAGCAACTAGGTCTTCTACTATCCAGTCCACAGGTTTCGGTGTTATCTTTAGTAAATCCGCAGCAGTGGTGACCTCAAATGATTTCTTGCCCTGACCAAGTATATCGTCAATGCGTACACCATTCTCTGCGTGGTCTGTTATATCTTGACCAATATCTGACCCATTAGGGTGTATGACTGTTTTCACTCTACCCATTGCGCAACTGCTCCACGAGACTAATTGAGCCATTGACCCCTGCCTCATCGTTATCATACATTACGCCAATCTCCTCAAACTTGCGTAATATATCAATATATTGCACAGGAATTTTACTCATACACCCTGCGGTCAAACATATTGCTTGATGTCCTTGTGAAATGCTTGTTATCACGTCTTTTTCTCCCTCTACGATTAATAATGGCTTACGAAGATCATATTTACCAAATTTATACATCGGATATATAGTGTTGCTGTTATGACCTTTAATTCCATGTTTTTTATGCCATTTGATATTTACCAATCTACCTTTTAAATCGTGAATACCAAATACTAAACATTGCTTTTTAACATCAAATCCTACAATGCATTCACGAATCACATCCTTTTTCCATCCATATTTTTTCTCAGCAGCTTTCATAAACTTTGACTCAAAGTAATCAATGTATGCAAACATAAGCACACCCCAACTCTCATCCAGAGCTTTAAATTGCTCTATTTTTTCAAATCGTGGCTTTGGTTCGTAAGTTTTTGTATCTACAATGCCCATCTTTTCCTTAAATGCTTTAATACCGCCCTGTCCACACCCTGTTCTGCAGATCCACGCACCTTTTTCGACATTAAATCCAAACGAAGGCTTGGTATCTTCATGAAAAGGACACTTTGCAACATACTCGTCTCCATAGGAATGCTTAATTCCTTCCAAATGACTACTAAAAAATTCCAAATAATCCAACTCTCCCTCACTTTCTTTATAGTTTTAGTTTATCTAGCTCCAAACAGCACAAAAATACCTTCCATCCCCAATCTAGCTGTTTGCGACTAATGTTATGATGCGTGAACGCACCTGTATTCTTATCAAGCCTCAGTACATACCCATATTCAATCTTAGCCTTCGGTTGCATCCTTTCGTACATATGGCAGTAGGCACCAAGCTGTATAATATGGTCATCATACAGAAATTTGCTCGTTTTTATGTCTCCAATGACTACCTGACCACCAATTTTTGCTACTTGGTCGGCTGTACCGCCTACTTCTAACTCATCATCGACCAAAACTAGCTCTGTACCGATAAATTTTGGCTTATATGCTCTTCTCCATTGCTTAAAAGCTTCGAATCCGTTGTTTGCCTTCTCGATTTGCTCGGCAGAATAGCTAGAAGTCTTTGGAACTTCGTTCTTTATGTCGCATTCCACGAGATAATGGGTCAAAGTTCCAATATTCGCAGCCTCTTTCAGTACTAATTCGGGATCATGTCCTGATAATGCCTGTCTTCTAGCCCATCCTATCAATACTTGCTTGTTCCATCCAAGATTTCCACCTAAAATCGTGGTAACTGACCGACATTTCTTGCCTTTTGTTGTAATATAACTGCCACCATGTGCTTTAGTCCTCGCCATTTTCATACTCCTTTACAAATTGTAGTTCTTGACTTAACTCTTGTCGCATAATCTCATAACACGCATTAGCCAAACTTAGGCTATGCATGGTTGCATATAACCTTAACGCCTTAATAAGGTCTTCTCTTAGCTCTAATCGTACCCTTGCGGTTACATATGAGACCTTAGACCCTTTCAGGTGTCTGTTTAGTTTAGGTTTAAGCCTTCTAATAAGCCTCTCTTCGAGGTTTATTCGCTCATCATAACTCTTTATATGCCTAACCTTAATTGATGCGTATTTGCTCCTTTTAGGGTGCTTACTAACACGATAATTAACATCCTTGGATTGCCCTATATATATAAGACGATTATCTGTATCATACATTGCGTAAATTCCAGGCTCTGGCTTGATGTTTTCAACTTTGATATGTGTGATCCAATTCATTTTCCCCAGACTCCCTCATCAACAAGCTGTGCAATAATTCCATACACGCTTGCATCTTGAAAGGCATCGACATAGGTTTCGTTTTTTACTGCGTTCTTACCATCGTTCTTAAATAAGATGGTCATCAGTCTGTTTGCTTTATCATTCATGCGAATAACTAACGCTTTCAAGCTCATCCTACGATCTTCCTGAAGTCTCATATTGCCGCCGAGACTTATATTTGAGCTACCATAGTCGTGTTGCTTTCTACAGAATGTCTCGTATTGCGACTGCATGATTTCCTTGTACCTCTTGGTCATGTTTGGGTACTTTTTCTCCATCTTAGCGATATAGTTTTCTTCCACCATCATTCACTCCTTTCTTTTTGTTTTTTCGTTGTACTTGTTTCGCAGTTCTCCCATTAGAATTTAACTGCTTGTTCAAAAGTATTCTTTTGCGCTTACGCTCTTTAGCCTTCTTGTTTGGCATTTGGTTCGTTAACCCCTTTCCAGTCTTTATATCCTAAGAAATACCACCATCCATTACCGCCTTCCTTAAAAAACTCTTTTTTCTCTTTAATATATAGTGGGTCAGAAATACTTTTGTACTTCCAATGTCTTTCTACTTTTGCCATGATTACCTTTCGTATGTTAATTTTTTTGGCAACAACTCGTATTTATAATACCCTAGTTAAAAATTTAATTATCAAAACGCCAATCCCAATAATTACACTTTTTTTAAATGCTGTTGCCAAATCTTTTTCACAGGACACTTGGTCATGTGTTTAATTCTATTTTCACCTGTTTGAAAGCCACACATATAATTACCTTTGTGCTTGGCTCCAAATGCGCAGGTTTTATTTATCAGCGGACAATAGCCGAACATATTCTTTAACAGGGATCACCGCAAAACTTTCACGATGATCCCCTCTGAACATAACTACATCACAGTTTCCAAGCTCAAGCCACTTCGGAATTGCTTTCCTACGCTTGGCTTGGATTTTAATGTCATCAGCAATTAAGTCAACATCAGGTTCTACTCCCATCGAGCGACCATCACTACCCCACGCTCTTTGACATTTGAATCCCTCGTCAGTCAATTGTTCTAATAGTTCTCTCTCGTAGGCGTAGCCCTTGCGACTGCTCTTTGATGGCATTATCTAACTCCTGTTGTAGTTTCTGTATTATGTGTTTAGGTTCGTTTCTGAGCTTAGAAAGGTAAATCTTCTTGCTCAACATCCGAATCCGATTCTGCGGTGAATCCATCGACTGGTACAAACCCTGTAGTTCTGCCCCCTGATTTAACGATTTGACATCCTGAAAGCCATAAGCTCATAGAATTATCTCTATCATTCAATCTAGGTGCAATCATTAATTTGACAACGTCACCACCAAATGGCGTATCTTCTGTCTCTCTTGCTCCTGCATCAAAACAAGGAAAGCTTGTCTTAGGGCTTTCACCTGATGTATAGAGCTTGGACTTAACCTTCAGGATATCGGTACCTTCTTCAGTCTTTGTTTGTCCATTGATTTTGTTTGCTCCTGATTGCTTCATCCAAGAGTCCATCTCTTTTTTAAGCTCATCAGTTATAACAACGCTGATGTTATGGTCTCCTGGAGTTCCAAAAAACACATCAGGTTTATGTAGGTGTGACCACTTTACCTCAAGTTCGCCTGTAGTAAACGACTTAGGTATTGTAGTTTCTTTTTTCTTTGCCATTTTATCTCCTTTAGCAATTAGTTATAACCAATAGCAATGCTAACACTACTATTAGTATGGTTTCTACGTTTTTCCATAACTCAAACACAACGAAATGTGCTAAGTCCATAAGAAAATTAATCAACGAAGTTTTCATAGCCTCTCCTCTCAGCTTTTTTCATAATTTCTTCGAAAAGAAATATATCTGAACCTTCTTCAGTATCAACGATATGAAGTTGATCTTTCTTTTTTACTGTGTAATTAATGTTTTTCTTATCCAAAATACGAACAATGTATTCTAACATAGACATCTTTTCGTCTTTGGAATCAAATTTTATGATACCCTTACTCATGATATGTGGGGAGCTAATCGGTTTTCAACTAAGGGAGAGTTGTAGGTAATATAACGAAAGGGTGAATAGCTCCCCATATTTAGACTATACATTATACAAACTTTCTGGTTCTTCGCCAAGAACATTCGCAATGTCAATTCTAGTTTGACTATCCATAGTTCTTTGTCCCTTAAGCATCATATGTATTAAACTATGGCTTTTGTTTAACTTTCGAGCCAACCATCTTTGGCTGCGCTCTTCATCTTTTAGTTTTTGTTTTATTCTCTCTAAATGGTTCAAAACAAGTCCTTTCCTTTTGTCAAGTATACAAAATGTAAAATATTACTTGCAATCAATTTGTTCACAATAATATATTAAAACAAACAATGGAGAGTTTTTATGTCTAAAATTATAAAATTACACAACGATAAATACCGCATTACCTACCAAGATCCTGACTTAGGTAAACAGGTAAAGCGAGTAATAACTGGAAAGTCTAGGGCAAAAAGTTACTTTGATCGTGTCAACAGTATTATAGATGCGAACAAATTGCAAATCGAGATTCCTCGTAAATTCAACAATAACTATACTTTACAGGAACTTAAAGATGAGTTTCTTGCGTTCATTATTAAGAATAGAAGTGAACATACATATAAAAGATATTGTACTTCTTTATGTAATCTTATAAAATGTTTCTCTAGTACTATTAAAGTTGAGAACATAGATATTGAGTTGTATAAAGATAGGAACAATCATCGAAAAGCAAATGGAGTCAATGGTGATCTTAGGGCAATAAAGAGTGCATTTTCTTGGGCAATCAGCCGTAAAAAGATTCAATCTGCACCTATAATAAGCTATTATAAAATCGCTAAGAAGAAAATCAATGTATTGTCTGATGATGATATCAAGACTCTAATAAATACAGCCACAGGGGATACAAAAAATCTTGTACGATTTTATCTATTAACAGGCGCAAGAATATCTGAACCATTACAAAAGAACTTTACTTGGAGCGATGTAGACTTTATGAACAATCGCATCTCAATGACACGCAAGGGTAATAGAAAGTCTTGGGCAAGTGTATCGCAATCTGCTATGGATATATTGTATAATTGGATGGACAGGGAAGCTCCTATACCTTACACTGATTCGTACGTCAGGAATAGATTTGAAACTCTAAGAGATGAGACTGACATACAATTTACAGCACACGACCTTAGAAAAGCTTCTGGAGCAATATTATTACGTCAAGGGGCTTCAATATTTCATGTGTCCAAGTTCTTAGACCATACAAGCGTAGATATTACTGTAAAGTATTATGTAGATCTTTTAAATGAAGAAAAGCGTGAACTGTATGAATCTGTAGCTACGCACTTAGACTCTATCGTTAGTCAAGTTTAGCTGTATATCATATAATCCTGATGCAACCTCAGTTGCTACAAATGGATTATCTGATGAGAATGCGTATCGATATTCTGAACCATCTTCAATAAGTATACGTTGATTCTTTCCTTGACTAATAATATTCTCTATAGAGTCTTTTACAGTTTCACTAGCCAAGCTGAATTGATACTGATAGAACTCTTCATCGTCATTTTCTTTGTTTGCATATTCAAACCCACTATAACTTTCAAGTACGCTTGTCCTGGGTTTGGCTCCAGTTCTAATTCCGATATCAAAGTTTCTAGGTAGCTCATAACGCTCACCCATAAAGATTTCACTAAGCTCCACATCAAAACTACCTGATAACTGCAACAGTACAATATCTGTGGTTACAGGGCTAGAGCTTAAGTCTATTATTGTCCATCCTGATGATGATATTGTGCTTTCTTTTATAAGACCTAAACTATCATTTGGGTTGTCTGCGGTTAAGAAGATATTGCCATTGCTAGTAAGAAATGTTTTACTTGCAGATGTCAGGAATACTACATTCTTATCCGTAGCGAATACTTTTACAGTTGCAGCAGTATTGACAGTAGGAGCATAAAATGCAATGAAATCGAATGTAGATGTATTAGTAAACTCGTAGCGAAGTCCAATGTCAGTACCTGTATCCGCAGTCTTAAATAGTTTATTGTTTGATGTATAAAATGTCTCACTTGCCGAAGTCTCAAATGTTTTTAGACTTGTAAAGTCTGTTTGTAGCGTGTCTTTATAATCATATAGAACGCTTGGTGTTTTTGTGGTATAGTCTGCTTGAAATGCTGAAGTAGCAATACTACCAAACTTGCGTGCTTCTAGTGAAAATAAAGTTGTGTTGTCTCCAAAGTCTATTGTAACCGATGAATTAATAAATCCTTCTGTGGGTGGATTTAGATCTATAGTATCTGTATATAGAATCATATCTGGCGCATAATAAACGTACCACTTGAGCCTGCTGTTCCATTAGTGCCTCCTGTTGAGCTTCCACCTGCGCCACCTGTTACATCTACATAACTTGAAGAAACACTAGTAGTCGATACGATTATAACACCACCGCCATTGCCACCACCACCGCCACCACCATCTCCATCTGCACCAGAACCTGTATATCCATTACCACCTGCACCGCCTTTAGCTTCAAACTTTGCGCCACTATTTAGTGTGATTGTCTTTGCACCTACGACAACGAAGCCACCTCCGCCTCCACCACCGCCTCCGCCATGACCTTCAGTAGCTTTACCACCGCCACCGCCACCGCCTCCACCTGCGCAAGAAGGTCTGATTGTTTTTGGTGTGTCATCAACTCCATACAAATCACGCATAGTGAATAATACGCTTGGATCGGTATGTGCAAAGTTTGTCTTTTTAACAGTCGCACCACCTGCTGTACCACCACTACCTGCTGATGTACCTCCAGATAAAGTTTGACCTGCACCGCCTGCTGAACCACTATTAGAGTTTATACAAGGATCAGCACTACCGCCAGTTCCACCATTAAAGTCGCTACTTCCACCAAGACCACCAAGCGCACCACCTCGTAAAGTTCCCTCAGATGCCTTTGCTCCCCTTGAGCCACCATCTTCAACACCGCCATTACCACCTGCGCCACCATTGTTTGTAATTTTAGCATTAGTATTTAAAGTTAATGTGCCAGAAACAAATATTCTAAACCCTTGAGCATCAAGCGTGATTCCAGAGTTAATTGTAAGGTTTGTAAAATATTTATCTTCAGTGATTGTAGAATTACTACTTATTGTTGCAGAGCCATCTGAACCATCGCCAAAAATCGTTGTGCCAATAAATGTATTGAGGTCTTGTCCTCCAAGTAAAATTCTTTCAGCAGACATAGTTCCTGCACTTACGCTCGATGCGTTTAGATTAGTTACCGATACTACTGAAGCATTTAAAGTTCCTGCTTGTATATTGTCTGCAGTAAGCAATCCTGTAATAATCTTACCACCAGATATAATGGTGCTATCTAAGCTACTTAAGCCTTGAGTTCCTGTGTGGTTAGCTCTGCTTTTTAAATCAGCATCAGAGCTATTAGCAGTAGCACCATTAGATACATTTAAATCACTTCTAACAGATGAAGCATTTGCTACTGTAATATTACCATTAACACTTAAGGTAGTTCCATTCCACGATAATTTATCGCCTAAAGAAAAATTAGAACTACTATCTATGTAGAACCCTGTATTAGAATTGTTATGAGCTCCTGTCCCTGTGTGTATCTTACTAGATGTTAAATTGATACCACCAATCTTGCCTGATGTTGCTACAATCTCACCTTTTAGATATATATTATCACTATATAGACCGAATCCTGAAAGTTCTGAACCACCATTAATATCACTGTCAGTAATACCACTTAGCTTACCAAGTCTGACCTTGGGCATAGATGTTGTCCACTCAGAATATGAATTGACACTTGACTTGATATCTATGAACGGAGCATTGCTATCATCAGATGTTAGATAGATTATTCCATCTCGATTAGAAGTATCGCCATTATTTCCTATTCTTACAAACTCATCGCCTACGGATGGTGAAGTAGTATTATTAAACCCTGCATTGGTTACTGTTACTGTGTTATTTGAAACTGCTGTTACTTCATAAACCAACTTCTTAATGATATTAGTCGCATCACCTGCAGCACTAGGAGCAACCAAAGCACCAGGATTTACTCTTTGCATCATAATAATATCACCATCAGCAAACGGACATATACTGTTACCTGATGCATCTTCAAATGTTATTGTTCCGTCATCATCCGAAGCACTTAATCCACTCACACTTTCTACTTTCGCTGCTGAAGTAATGAACACTGCACCATTAGTTGCTCGTAATTGCTGTATTAAAAGTTCAAAAACTGACAGCGTACCTCTGATAGTTGCGGAAGATACTTCTAGGTCAGCAGTGTTACTGAGCTTCCATCCTGATCCTGCGAAACCTGAACTAAAACTACCTGACGTTAAATCACTGCCTGATACTATCGCATCTCCTGCTATAGTTACATCAGCACCAGAGAATGTCATTGCTGTAGTAGTGCCTGATTTTAAAATTAAATTACCTGAAGTATTGGTTGCAGACCCATAAGTAGTACCTGCATCTTTAAAGAATACATCGCCACCATCAGCATCTAGTACGATATCTGTTCCTGCATCTAAGGTAATTGTACTAGAATTATCTATTTCAGCGATTATTGGTGTAGTTAAAGTTTTATTTGTAAGTGTTTGTGAATCCGATGTTCCAACAATACTTCCTGTTACCCCATGAACTCCTGATGAAGGGCTATCGACCTCACTGCCATGCGCTAGGTTGCTAATAGTATTGTTGTCCGCATCAATAGTCTTATTGGTTAATACTTGAGATCCTATCGTAGACACTACTGTTATTCCATCAAGCTGATTAAGTTCGCTTGTATTTGCAGTGATACCATCGAGTACATTAAGCTCTGTAACTGATAGTGTAGCTCCGTCTAATATGTTAAGCTCTACAGCAGTAGACGTAACTCCATCTAGTATGTTAAGTTCTGCGGTTGTCGATGTAACTCCATCAAGGATATTAAGTTCGGCTGTCGTACTTGTTACGCCATCCAGTATATTTAGCTCTGCATTTGTGCTAGTTACTCCTGTTAGTATATTTAGCTCTGCAGCGGTTGAAGTAATAGCGACTCCACCTTGGAGTAATGATGTTCCTGACTTAGCTCCTACAGTTGCTCCGCTAATCTCTAACGCTGTTGTAGTACCATCTCCATCAAACACTACACGCTTTGTGGATGCGTGTACACCATCTGTGTCTCCTATATGAAGAAGTTGTGTATAACCTGCACTGATTGCAGTATCTGTAAGTGAAGTATTTGCTGACATTATGCTAATTGCTCTATCATTTTAACGTTCATGTTATATGCCTGGTATGCAACCTCAGTAAACTCAAAGCTACCACTTAATGCTCTTACCCAATGATAGCTACTATCATCATAATATAAGAACTTCAGGAAGTTTGTACTGATTGCATCTCGCATAGATTCAAAGTTTGTTTTATCGGTCTCTGTTAGATTGCTGAAGGATATCTCCCACATACGCTTACCATCGTGTCTTTTGTTTGCGTATTCGTTACCACCATAGGATTCTACTACATCAACACCGAACTGCTTAGATTCTTTGCTGTTTAAATTAGGATTGAATGGGAATGTCAAGGTCTTACCTAATATTACTTCAGACAGACTTGTAACTTCAGCGACAGTTGCTACCAAGAACCAATTATCATTACTTGCTTCTGTGATATCTATAATATTCCAACCTGCACCAAGCGATGCATCGTTACCTGCGGTTGAACCGAGGCTTGTTGCAGTACCACCATCAGGAAATATATCAAGCCTTCCTGAACTTGCACCTTTAAAATACAATGCAACTGTATCGATAGTTTGCGCAGAAGAAAATCCAAAGCGTATTGCATCGTCTACATTGTACGATGTTATAGCGTTAGATATGTTTTGATCGTTCGCAAATATCTCGTTAGTCATTGATGTTGACACGCTAAAAGTACTTCCTGATACTGTGCCATCGGTTAGTGTCGAGCTATATGTTCCTGCTGAATCGTATATAAATTTCTTTGCCATTATGAGACCTGTGTTAATTCCATTGAAACTTGATTTATTTTTCTTGATAATTTAGTTATCATAAAAAACTGTGAACTGATTGCAGTTCCAAAAAGTTTTATATCACTAGGAACGTTTGATATTTGCACTATGTCTCCAATCTCAGCTTTTAAATATCCAGGCTTCAATGTGTTTAAGTTTATAATATTTTTACGCTCCTGATGTATGTCTTCGTACAAATCTAATATTGTAGATGGAACCGATTTAGCATTAGCCAGGCTTGTTCCTTCAACATTAAAACGAATTTTATTAGCATCCACAATCATATTTGTTTCATTATTCATATTAAAATCAGCTTTAGTGCTAGACGATGTTTGTACATTTAACCTATTTTTACTCGTAGAATAATCATGATCAAACTCAACCCTTATATTTGTCTTTACTTGATTTAAAGGTGTCTTAGAAATATTACTTAACTGAACCTCGTTAAAGTCAATTGTAAAGTCAGCAGAAGTATAAGAAGCTTTAAGTTTTAAGTTTTTGATAGTTGCCTTACCTTGACTATCAAAGAAAAAATAAAGACAGAATTGTTTACATATATCATCAATCAAATCCATCGCACTAATAAATTCATACTGACTAAAAGCTGTTTTATATGTTGTGGTAGCACTATAAATACTATCAAAATTTGAGGTATTGATATTTGTATCAGTTAAACCTAATTCTGTCCTTAAGATATTCTCAATAACAAATACAGGGTGTTCGATTAAATCGCTTGTTGTAAAGCTATGCGATCTGCTACTCGTCATTGCTGCAGTGAACTTTCTGCCTTTTCCTGATATGTATATTGTTTGGACTTGGTCAAATACATCGACTCTTCTTGCAATTTTTTGAGTCTCAAAATTACCTTTATCTCCACTATAATAAGGGTCTTCTCTAAAAAATACCTCTTCAGTGTACACTGTCTTATTAACAGTATCATCCGCATCGTATTCAATCTGTATCCATGCTTGGTCTACATTAATATCAGCATCACCACTTGTTAGTTCAACAAACATTTGTAATTTAGATTCTAAATCCCATCCAGACTCTTGCGTTGCAGTATACCCACCTGATATATCTACTCCATCAGAACCAATACCACCTAATAAAACTCTAGTTCCATTGCCAACAGCCTGATCCTGTGAACTGACCTCTGTAGCATCAACTTTATAATTAATGTCCACATCATCAGAACCTGAAACATTCTTACCAATAATAAATGCTTTTACAGGGTTGGTTACCATGGTTCCTAAGTTTGGAACCTTTGGAACTCCAAAAACAAAAAGCTCTTGATTCCCTACGTTTGCATTTTTTTCAAGAGTGGTTTCTACAAATTTATCTTTTGTATAGCTACTATTTGTAGCATTATCCATTATAAGACCCATCATCGCATAAGCTCTTGTGCCTGAAAAACTTATCTTTGCATCAGACGCTGATACTGTAACATTGCTTGGATTTAAAGCACTATACACACCATCTTTTCCAAAATACACTGTAACATTATTTAAGGTGTGTAATGCTTCTGTATCTGCTTTAGCGATAATTTTATCTGTACCTGTATCATATGAATTTACAACAATAGCAGGAACTTTCGACCTGGTAGCCCATCTCTCTATTCCATCGCTATTATTAAAAGATGTCTCATCGTAATCTGTTGTATGTGAATGGTCTCCAAATAACATTGGTATCGGCTTGTTAAAGTTTTCTTCAGGTGCGTAGTGAAAGTCATTAGTAGTATCGTCTTCTCTAATAACAGTTTTTGGAAGCGTAGTGTCAATTCCTTTGGAGAAATCATTTAGCTTTATATTGATTGACTTATGGTCGTAATCAAAGTTGCCACTAATAACGCCAACACCAATTAATTGCTTTGACATAGAGCCATCACTAGGTATAACGTACAGCTCCCACTTTCTATTGTCGTATGCATTCGTACCTATTAAGTCAGAGAATCTTTTTTTATCTTCTAAGAAATCTGTGTTAGCAATTTTAACTGTAAGAAGATTAGTTCTCCCATTAAATCCAAAGAAGCTTAGACTTTGAGAGTAGTCACCTAAAGATACGATTGCTCCGTAGTAGATATCGCTTCCATCGGTGTAGTCAATAGTAGAGAATCCTGTAAAATTGGTCTCATTGCCATAATACAATCTGAGTAAGAATATGGCATTTGTTGAATCTTTACTTAATTTGTTTACAAGATCTGTGCTAAAACTAAGCAATACTTACACCTTCAGTAGATAGCGCAGGAAGCAATGTGTTTCTCACATAACCCTCATCAACGATACCGCCATTGATACTTACGTTTATCACATTACCAGACTGCCCTGTCTCATTCATATTCGCAAGATTATTTAAGCCTATAGACTGCACTGCGCTTTTTTGCATTACAAACTCACCAGGTTGTGCTAAGATTGGAACATTGCTTCCATTACCGCCAATTAATCCGCCATCGTGAAATTTGCCTCGCAAAATACCTATACTTTCTAAAATATCAAGACCTGCTTCACCTGCTGTTACATTGGGAAAGAAAAATCTTAAAAGCATAAGAGTTGCTTGTTGTGCAATAATTTGAGCAGCGATTGCCTTTATAGAAGCCACTACCGCCTCACCTAAGTTCTCTCCATGAACTACGGCATCGCTAATATTTTTTCCAAATTCTCTAAATATTGTTGCTGACTTCCTAATAGCATCCAAACGCTTTTTGTCTTTATCTTCAGGGTCTTCATCGTCACCTTCAGGTTTTGGTGGATCAGGAATTACAGGCGGTTTAGGGCGTGGCTTATCAGCTAATATATCTCTAATTTCTTCTATTTCTTTTAATTTAGCAAGTATAGAAGCAAGCTCTTCAACTTGGTCTCGACTCGCTTTAACATCATCTTTGTTGCTTTCAACTATTTCTTCAAGCTTTGAAGCTTTTCTAATCAAGTCTGCTCTTTCCCCTATAAGAGCCTTCTGCTTATTTGTAATAGAGAAAAATTCTTCCCTATTGTTTAAGAGTGTAACTCCCTTTTTTCTTTCTGCTAAATCAGCAATTTCTTTTTCAATTTCTTTCTGCTTTTCTGCTTTCTCAATAGATTTTACGACTAACTTTCCTTGTGTGATTGCTAAATTTTTTGATTCTTTTAAGGCAGTATTAAAAGCCTTCTGAGCTTCTTCTGTGGTTTTAAACTCAACATTATTCTCTTTTAAGGTTTTTTGCATATCTCTCAGCTCTATGTTCAGATTAAGTCTTTGAAGCTCTGCTATTTGCGTTGCTGTTCCTTCAAATTCTTTTAACTCTCTGATTGCTGTCTCAAGACTTGTCTCAGTTAAACCTCTAATAAATCTCTCAGCTCTTTCAGCTCCTGTTTTTAAACTTTCAAACAATGGTCGTATAACAGGCATAAGGCTATCACCAATAGAATCAGCTAATCTCGTAAAGGAGTCAATCATATTAGAGGTTAGTCCTGTAAAAGTTTTACTTAGCCTTTCGGATGATCCTGCAATCCCAACAACAGGATCTTGTATTGAAGTTATTAGAGCTTCTCTAAATTCAGGTAAGGTAGTCTTAGATAAATCTGCTAACCCTTGAGAGCTTTTTATAATATTAAGTATTCCACGCTCTCTTAAAATGTCAGCAGCGCCTGCGCCACCTGCAAAAGCACGGCCAAATGCATTAGCAGCTTCTACTGCGGTAGTACCCATAAATGCAGCTAAGTCTGTAATTGGAACAATTAAAGCATTAGCATCGGCTCCAAAAGCCTGAAGCTGCGCACCTGCATCCACAACGTCTTCAAGTGTAAATGGCGTAGTTGATGCTACTTTATTAAAATTATCAAAAGCTTTTTCTGCGTTTTCTACAGAACCTGTTAATCCCACTAGGCGTGTTTTTACAGCTTCAAATTTAGCAGAAACTCCAACAACCTTACCTATTGCAGCAGAAACACCTGCAAAAGCAAAACTTGCAAGTAAAAGATCGTTTCTAAGTCCACCAATCTCTCTACGAACACCCGATGCTTTTATTCTTAGGTTTCCAAGAGCTGAATTAGTTTTCTTTACATTTGTGTTGGCTTTTTGAGACTGAAACTTAAATTGTAATATCAGTTCATTTTTATCGACTGCCATTGTTCTTTTCCTTCATGCGTTTATCACAAGCGGTTAGTTCTTCATCTATAATCGAATAGACTACGAGACGATTCATGTCTGCCTCGTCTATGCATTTAGCAGGTGGGATATTAAACTTTTTTATGTAAGCATATTCTTGAATATCAAACTCAACTTCCTGATCCTTGAAGAATAATGGATTAGCAAAGTGAGGTATATTGTAATATAGATTCTGCCCTGGAGTGAACTTGCGCTTTTCATCTTCAGCCACAACACGATATACCTCTTCCCAAATCGTGGAAGAAGTATATGTAATTGGCTTGTTTAAGGTTGGCGAGTGTGCTGTATATTCGCCTTTAGTAGGTAGAAGGGATTCGCTAAAACCAAAATAAGTATACCAAGTATTAACTCGGTAGGCTAACTCTTTTTTTTAGATACGCCTTTATACTCTTGGTAAATCGCAGCAAGAATTTCATCAGTTTCTTCGTCTTTAAACTTACCAAGAGCTTCTTCAGGGTTTTTGAACGCTTTGTTCATTACCCAATCAAGAAGCTCGTAGTAGGCATCGGTATCGAGCTTATTATCCCAATACACTTTAATCTCTTTGCGGTGAAGCTCACGCCTATCTTTAAAATTAATAGGCTCTACTTCAAATTCACCTTTTTTGGTTTTTACAATCATTAAGCAATTATTCTTATCATATCACCTGAACTAGGAGCAAGAACCTTCATACTAACATCCAACATCATCGCTGCAGCTTCATTGAAAGCTACTGATGTTATCTTGCAGTTACTTGCCTGTACTCCGAATGTGGTAGCACTAGCAAATGTTGCATTGTTAGAAAGCTCTGTTGCAACTGTGGTTCCCTGCAAGAGAGAATCATGCATATCTGCTGTATTGTCATCATATTTCACAGTAGCGTCAATCGTAACACCAAATTCAGGAATCGATCTTGCGATTGCCTGTGGATCAGCGTCACTGCCTTGATAGCCTAAGTATTCAGATGGATTTTCCATATTTATTGATAGAGATTGTAATACACTGTCCGCTTTATTCGCAACAGTTTTCTTAGTATTCATTGTGGTAAGGTAGTAGTAAGTAGTGCCATAAGCTTTCTCTGCAGGTCTTGTACTGCCTACACTTGGCTTATATCCTGACTTAAATGTTCCACTTATTTTCATTCTGCCATTCTCAGTTCCCATGTCTCCATTGATTGTTAGTGAGGTTAGAGTAGCTCCTTCTATAATAATCGAATGGTCATTGCCTTCTTCTGGAGAATAGATAGCGACTGATAAAGTTTTTTCAATATCACTTGTGGCGTTATGCTCTAACTCTTCAGGAGTGTAAGAACTTATCAAGTCATATGCATTTACAACAGGATTTGATGAAAGCTGTTCTTTGTCAACAACAAACATATGCTCTAAAAGCAATGGTAGAACTGTAGAATCTGCTGTGCCTGAGAAGCTGACCTCATGCTGTACAGCTTTTTGGCTTGTATAGGCATCACTAACTTTAGCAACCCTGGCATCGCTAGACCTTACATCAAATACCTGAGTAGGATTAAATGATGGCATTTCAATAGAATCGATATTGATAAGTTGGTATGCAGGTTGAATTGTTATAGTCTGTCCTGCGGACTCAACAGTAAAGGTCGCATCTCCACAAGTTATAGTACCTGCTACTACCGCAGTTATTTTAAAAGTTCCATTATTTGCAGCGTTAGTAGCTCCACTGACTGTAATAAACATATCAACGCCATAATTTTTCGTTAAAAACGTAGCTGCAGCGTGTGTTATTGTCGTAGTAGTCGCAAACGCTATATCAGTTGCTGTTAGTGTTGTGGCTTTACCTGCTCCGATTTTACCCTCAGAACTAAAGCCTAATTTAAATTGTTTTGGGCTTAACGCCTGTCCATCGAGAGCCATAATTATTTACCTTTCTCTTTCTTAACTTTTTTAGGTTCTTTAAATTTTTCTACATATTCTTTACCTTTTTTAGATATAGAATCTACATCCACCACTAATCCTGCATTTAGGTTATTCCAATCTTCAATGGAAAATCCCATAAATGAGCCATAGCTAGGTATTGGTTTTATCGCTTTTACTTTCATGATAATACTTCCTCTACTACACACGCAAAGGTTACATCTATGATTTTGTATTCAGGTAATTCTTCATTATCTACCTGGTACTCAATATTGGTAATGCGACCATCGTGCCATTTATAAGTTGAACTTGGACTGTAATCCGAGTTATTTGCAATTAATCTTTTAAGTCTTTCAATCGTCTTAGTGACTGGGTCAAGCTCCGTATGTTTCCTATGATCTCCTGATGACTTGCGGAGAAATCTAATCAAAACAGTGTACTCTCTTACATCACTAGAGACTCTTTGTTCTAATAGTTCATCTGTCTGTGGTTGAAATACAAAAAAAGTATTTCCCCTAGCAATAACATCTAGGTCATAAAAAACAGGAACATCCGTAAATTCATCACCAATAATCTTATCTAGCGAATCCAGTACATTCTCTTTTATCGTATTGTTGTACGATATCATCTAACGACTTGACCGCTCTTTACTGTACCAGTTTCATTAGTGTGTCCACCCATAACGCTTATGCCCCATTCGTCTGCAGCCACATACACTCCTTCGCTAAATCTAATAGCTATACCATATGCAGCAGACTGAAACACGCCTGTTACCACTTCATTCTCTACAGTCTTTGTTCGCTTTAATCCAGTATCATCAGCAACATATACATCGTATTTTACAGGCGAAGAAGTGCCTGCAGCAAATGTACCACCTGTAGAAATAACCACACGAATATCATCGAACCTGGTCATTGGATGTGTAACGTTAGTAACATCAATAATCCCACCTGTTGTAGAAGCATCTAAGGATATCTGCCTAACCACACCCTGATTCTTATCAGGGGATGTATCCGAGTCTAATACAAACTCACCACGCTTTACTCTATCAAGAAGCCCTGTGCCTTCATCGTTCATTGCCATTCCTTCTACCTCACGACCTCTTTCAGGATCATAAGGCATGATGAGCTGACTGCAAGCTAATATCGCATTAGCTCTAATAATAACGAATGGATAATTTCTACCGCTTGCACCTTGGGCGTTTGAGTTGTTCACACGCATTATAGGTTTGCCGATGTAACTGCGGATCATATCAGCAGTCTCTTTTATGGTCTTCGTCTTTAAGTCATCCCAGTCTGTTCCTGCTTCCATAACTAAATCTGATACATCGGATGATGAAAATATATATACTACATCTTCTGATGAATCATAGAACCATTCTCCATCTGTATCCAAAGCTCCTAGGCTTGCTTGTTTATTACCTAGGTCTGCTCCACTTCTAAACAGTACATCAACGTAACCAGAATCATAAGCCTTGTAAACATTGGTTGCGTGTGTTACCCAATTACTAACCAAGAACTTTTGGTCATATTTATTTATATCAGGTATTATCGCCTGAAGATCTCCTTGCGTATTGCAGTATGCTTCAAAATATGTCATGCTTCTCCCATGTTCGGTGATTCAATTGCGTTTACATCTTCAAATATCAAATCAATTTCAGGTATATCAAGGTTATCAATAATAAGACAAAGCATTGCGAGTTTATCGGCATCCTCATTAGTTAACTTTCCTAAGAGATTTACCATTGATAAATCTTCATTAAGTTTCTTTATTGTTTTCGCATCTTGAAAAAACATCTTTAATTTTCTTGCTAAATCCATTACTTATTATCCTTTAGTCTACACCTACAGCACGTTTCCACCATCCAAAATAGAATCTTTCTTGAGATTCATCTTTGAATACGATTGCAGAATAAAAAAGGGTTCTAAATGCCTTAAAACGCTCTTTATTTATTCTTTTTGATTCTCTTATCGTATTCCTACCAATCTTGCCATCTACGGCTATTTTTGAGCCTCTAGTGGAGTTTACTGCTTTTTGTAGTATCTTTACTGCGTTTCCCTGCCCATGATTGACTACAGCATCAAAATAATCATCTCTTAAGCCATCAGGAAGCTTTTCTACTCTTGATGGATTCCAATAATCTTTTCTATATATTTCTAGTGCTTGGTCTAAGGTTAGGTTTTTTATATCCAACTGCGGATATGAGCGTTTAGAGATTCCGTACTTGGTCTCTCCACCCCTATCTGTAGGATCATCTACATATCCGCCTTCTCGCTTAAGAACATGAGGCACAATTTGTGCAAATGTTACTTTTTTGATAGGACATCCCCCATCACGTTTTCAAAGACACCATAGATAGCTTCAAGTATCTTTTCTTCAGTTTCCTCGTTTATGATTGGAATATTGATGTTCTTATTAAGCTCATCAATAATCTTCTCTTTGTTTTCACCATTGAAAAGATATTCCATTATCATTTTCTGTATCATACGAACCTCATTATTAGATTGATTGTTATTGGGATTGCGAAAATTCCAACCATACCGATTGTCTTTATTCGCACTAAACTTGACTCATGATCTGCAACCTTACCATTTAATTTTTCTAAATGATTGTCTATTGCTTTTAGTCTATGAAATATTTCTTCTTGTCTCGTATCAACCTTAATTAAAAGGCTCATCATCTCATCCCTATAATCTGACACTTTCACTTCTTCGCTCTTCTGCTCTGCTTTGAGCCTCTTCCATTACCAATTTTCGCCTCAATGTAATTTAACTGGTCTGTTACCTCATCATTGAGTTCTTGAAATTTATCTGTCATGACATTTTTAGCATCAATAAGCTTTACTATAATATCATGTAAATCATCAATCTTCTTATTCAATTCATTGGTCATCCACTTAAATGTCATCCAAAGGATACCTGCAGCTAATCCTGCAAAACCAATTTCTGTCCAATTCTCTATTCCCATTACCATTTAACCTTATCTGCCCAATAGGCTGCTGACATTTTACCTTTTGCTATGTTCTTAGCGTGACGAGCCTTAAAAGATCTGCGTCTTGCCTTTTGTGATTTTGTCTTTGGCTTCTTACCTGCACCTGAGACACCTTGTTGTCCAAATCGTATAAGCTTTACCTTACCACCAACTTTAGCTAACACCGCATGACTTTTCTTTGGATGGCTAGTAGTCTTCTTAGGTTTATTGTAGCCTGAAAATCTTTCACCTCGGTATGTGATTGCCATTACTTAGACCTTCTTTTAAACAAACTCTTTGGGATACGCTTACCTGCCTTATATAGCTTAGATACTTTTTTAATAGCACTAGCACGTCCAGATCTTTTACGACCCTTAAGTCCACTCAAGTACTTTTTAGGTAAACCTGACTTCTTATCTTTTGGTGCTTTTCTTCGTTTTGGCACGTTTTCTCCTTAAATCTGTATCATGCTTTCTACTACCCCTAAGAAAAGAGTTTACTCTACCCATAGCCCAGGATGCCATTGTTGTCTTTGGACGTGATCCTGCGGAAAGAAAAGCCCCTTGACCTCTTCTATAAACTTTAACCAATGTTCCATATGCTACTCTTTTTGCTCTCGCTTTTTTTTGCAAGTTTGCTTTTGTAGATGCACTTAGGGGCTTTCTCTTAATTGCCATTACTTCTTCTTCTTTTTATTCATCTTCTTGCGTTTTGGCGGTCTTCCTACCTTACTTCCGTAAGTTCCTTTTCCTTTAGGCATTCCATGGTCTCCCTGTTGCTTTTGTTGGTGTTTCTTGTTCTGTAATTTGTGCATCTAAACCTGCTTCAATCTCTGCGAGCCTATCTGCACCTATTTTAGCTTCTACCCATCCTTGTGCATCTTCTTCTGTAATATCGGCATAAGCTGTGAAGTTTTCAGAGTCTGGAGCATCTAAGCCTATAGTACCGATGCTTGATGCAGAGTAGGTTTTAGCATCATCACCTTCGCCTACTGTTTTATTTTTAATAAACGAATAGTGAACTGTCTTACAAACGTCAGACAATCCATCTTCACTTATCGCCCTATCAATAGTGTTAATCTTCGTTATCATCTTTTAATCCTTTACTTAGCGCATCGATGAACGCCTGTCTGCCAAACTGAAGTTGTTGTACATTAAACGATGCAGTTTCAATCTTTCTATTTAAGTCTGCAATGTGAGATACCATTACCTTCTGATCATCATCCATTGAGTCGATCTCGTACTCTTTACCATCAAGATTTAAAACTGGCTTGTTTTCTCTATTTTGTTTTTTTGCCATTTTATTTCCTTATCTTCTTTTTAATCCTAATTTTTCCATTAGGGTTTTGTTTTCTTCTTCAAGTTTCTGTATATGCTGCGATTCCATTCCTTCAACACTCGCACTTAACACAGTAACTTTATTTTGTAAATCTTCAATTTTTCTTTGATGCTCTGCAAATTGCATCTGAGCTTGATACCAAGAGCCAGTAACTACCATAATTAAGAAACCTACTTTTATTAACATAGCTACACTTAAACTAATAGTGCTGTCTGTATTAATTGCGTTTGCCACTTCTTAATCTTTCTACTTCTCTTTCAAGAACTGTAATCTTTTCGTTCTGTCTTATATCAGCAGGGATCTCAGCGTTCTGACTTTCTTTAGCATCTTCTTCAATAGTTGCAATATGTTCTTCATTCATTTTAACTTGATACTCAAGAAAAGATATACGACCATTTAACTCACCATAACCCCATACCATTGCACCAATTATTCCTACTGCTTGAAAAAGCATAGGCAAGCTAATATTAAGACTTGAATCTTGTCCTATTGGTTTAGTCATTCTTTATTCTCTGTTGGTTTTGGCTTTGGCTTTCTATTAACAACTATTCTTTTTCTATATACAGGCTTAATAAATTGGTCGTGATCCCAATACCTATAATCATTAGTATTCCAACCTATAGCCAATGAATTAGGATAGTATCTATATCCTTGAAAATCTGACCTATACACTTTAACCACTTGTGTGCTATCAGTATATGTAATTATTTGTGAAGGTACAGGTTCACCTACATCTCCACTAATGATGTATCCAAAGAAAAGACCTACAATAAATTCAATCATTAGTTACTACCATTGTTAATTCTTTGAGCGTCTATATAAAGTTCATTATATATACCCAAGCTATCTGCTTTCCAAATTACTTTACGCATTAAGCTATCTATCTCAAACATTTCTTGTGATAGCTCTTCTCGTGTCTTACCTATATAGTAATCTTGACAACTAAAGATACTTACCATAAATGCTATTGCAAAACCAAGTATTACCATAGCGTTTAGTATCTTACTAGCATCTGCCCATTGGTTTAGTTTTTTACGCATTTTCTAACGCTTCTACTTTTGCTGTTAGTTCTTGTACTGCTTTAACAAGCAATGGCACAAGTTTTGATTGGTCAATGCTTTGCGATACAATATTACCATCATCATCTACTGCATCTTTTTCTCCAATTATTGCTTCTGGTACTATATCTGAAACTTCGTGTGCAAAGAAACCATCAACAGTTGTGTCTTTATCTGCTTTAAAATTAAACCTGTAAGGCTTTAGTTGATTTAACCTTGTTAATCCATCAGATATTACAACTTCGTTTTCTTTTAGTCTGTAATCTGAAGAAGTAGTAAAAGATGTGCCACTTCCACTTGTAGTAATTGCACCTACTTGTCCATTCCCATTATAAAATCTTTGCAAATCGTATGAACTTGTATATGCTCCACAATTTAAAGCTAAACCTATACTACCAAAAGCACCACCAAGTGACCAAAATAATTTATTACCTTGTGCAGATAAATCTTGAGATGCACTTAAACCTGAGTTATCTCCACCATTTAATTGACCATTTTGCACAAGCCTCATTTGTTCGACATCATTAATAGTCCATCTAAAATCTACTCCTGAACCACCAGTTGTGCCTGGGTCTACTCTAAAAATTAAACCATCGCCATTATTGCATATTTCATTATAATAAGAATATCCACTATTATTAAATCTTATACCATCTGTATTAGATGCCCCATTCAAATCAAGTATTCTTGCTGGACTTGAAGTTCCTATACCAACTTTTCCATCATTAGTAAAAGTTGCTACTGCTGTTGTAGTATCGGCATTAAATATACCAAATTTACCACCAGCAAAACTTCCACCACTACCACCAGAAATTAAGTACCATTTATCACCATTAGTTGAAGTATTATCTAAAGATAATATGGTTTCTCCACTACTTCCTGTAAATTGAGAAACAATAGCCTCTGAAGAAGCAAGGTCAAGTTTATATGCAGGACTTGTTGTACCAATACCCACTCGTTGTGAGCTGTCTATGTACATAGCAGTTGAATTGTTAGGTTTAAACTCGATAAAACTATCAGTGTCTATAATTAGACCTGTACTGCTTAATTGTAAAAATGCTCTTAATGTTCCTGCTGTATTATGAAAATTTAATGAAGATGAATCTCCATAAGTTTTTATTACTCCATTATTAAATATTTCAAATACTTTATGTAAACTTCCTCCATAAGTTCTTTTCATTACAAAAGCATCAGTAGAATTACTATCTGAGGCAGTTGTTATTTGCATACCATAAGGACTATTGCCTGTGTAGTTTAAACCCCAATTATCAGTTGCATCAGAAATCCAAAGTCTATCTGTACCACTTATAGCAAATTTCAAATAATCACTAGCAGTATATAATATTTTATCTCCTATAGTTACATTACCTGAAAAAGTAGCATTTCCACCTTCAGACATATCAAGTGTAAGAGCAGTTATTCCTGAACCACCATCGTTACCTTTAAACAATATGTCTTTGTCTTGTACTTTTGATTCTATTACAAAATTAGAACTACTATTTTCAAATACACCAATCTCAGTACCATCATCAAAAAATTGTATTTGTCCACCACCTGCATCTAATTTAATTACTCCACCTGCATCAATGTCAAAAGCTCCTGCATCAGATATAGTAGAACCATTTAGTGTCATATCGTCTACAGTCAAAGTTGTAAGAGTACCTACTGATGTAATAGCAGATTGAGCTGCTCCAGTTACAGTTGCTGCGGTACCACTTACATTGCCTGTAACATTGCCTACAAGGTTTCCTGTAATATTGCCACTTGCATTTATCGTAGTAAACGCACCTGTACTTGCAGACTCGCTACCAATGGCAGTACCATCGATTTCACCGCTTGATGCGTAGATAGCTATCGGATCAGCATCAGTACCAAGTTGGTCGATGTATCCGATGCCATTGACGTACAGGTCTTTCCATTGTTTACTGGCAGAACCGAGGTCAAAGGTATTGTCTGTGTTAGGTATGATATTGGAATTTACATCAGCGTTTATCGTGATATTATCGGAATCGCCATCACCGATCGTGGTGTCACCTGTGAGGTTTATCGTTGCAGCTTGTAGCTGTCCTGTAAGTGTTACGTTGCGAAATCCAGATATGTCCTTGTTGGCATCAACGACAACACCCTTACTAGCGGTAACTGTACCTGCGGTTACTGCGGTATCTTTGACTCTGCCAATCGCAGAATCAATCTCTGCACCAGTATGACTTGAATTATAATTTGCCAATGAAAACTCCTAATTGGTATTCATTTATACCGAGCTAGGTTACACCTTCTTTCCTGCAACCATATCTCTATTATCTTTAGCCATCTTAGAGTCGTTTGTTGGAAATCCAGAGCCTTTATAAATAACTCCAGGAAAGGCAGTAATTACTTTATCAATATCTTTATTACATTTTGGGCAAGTATCAGGTTCGTCATCACCTAATAAAATAAGCTCGTCAAATATATAATCACAAGCTTTACATTTATAACTAAAGGTAGGCATAATCCCTCTTATATAGTATGAGGGCAATCATACGACTGCCCTCATAGTTAATCACTGTTACGGATTTCTGAATTCGTGAATACGACCTTCAAAAGTAGTTACAGCTCCATAGACAACATCAGAAACAACTTTTGTTCCTAAGTCTTCTACTGAGTACTCTGATTGTACTCTTGGCTCAAGTTGTCTAGCAAAATTTACAGCCGAAGGATGCATAATATATCCAACCTCTACGCCTGTAGTTCCACTAGCACCCATGACAGTACTGGTGAATACTGGCATTCCATAAAGTCTACCAATATTTCCTGTAGCTGCAGGTGCGCCATCGCCATACTTAGAAGCATCTACAAAGTCAGCAATTCCTAGTAAGGAAGTGTACAATGCAGGTGAGACAACTAAGTTACACTCATCAACAGGTACATCAGCTTCCATAAGAGTCTTCATTCCTGCTCTAAGTTCAGCAGCGGTGATAACATTGTCAGCAGCTAAAGCAGTACCATTTGTGGTAGCAGCTTCAACTTTACTTTCAATGAAAGCATCCATTGTCTTTGCAAGTGCATAACCCATAGTGCTTACTTCTTTTTCAAGCAAACCTGGGTTGGCTTGGATTGAAGCAAGGTCTTCTATAAGCTTGGCGGCGTAGCGATGCTGATCAACAGTAAGTTGTGCTTCGCCATGTGTGTCCGCAGAGAAAGTTACCGCAGATCCACCTTTTGCAGCATCACTTGTTTCTGTTAGTTTAGGTATGTGAAAGACGTCTCCTCGACCTTTCACGATTTCTGAATAACTTGAATCAACAAGCTGTTCAAAAACGAGCTTACGCTCTAAGTAGTTTTTGACTCCGTCAGACCATATTTCAGGGATGAAATTGGCTGCCGTTGTCGTGGTAATATTTGCCATTTAATTAGCTCCTATATCTATCAAGAATCGAACTCCACTTCTTCTTGCGTTCTTCAGTTGTCATTTCCGTAAATGGATTAACATTAGAAGAAGGCATTTGACCTGGAGCGGATTCGTTAGTTACAACGTTCTTTTTAACACTTGACCGATTAACGAACTTGCGAAGCTTGTCCGTAGACAAATCATCTGCAAATTCACGATCCTCTTCAGTAAGCTGACCCAAAAGGTCTTGACGAATGGACTCTTGTAATTTTTGTCCTTCTTCCGCCATGGCTGATAATTGTTTATTTTCGTCCTCGTATTTCTCCGCAAGTTCTTTCCACTGCTCCTGATCTTTGAGCTTCGTCTCTTCAATAGACTTGAGTTGATTTTCGAGTTCTTTCGCTTTTATTTCAGCTTCCTGCGCACGAGAGCGATATTTCTTCGACTCTTGGATAAGTTTTCCGACTTCGTGCTGTTCATCGGTTGACTCTTGCGGTGCATCCACCACTACTTCTTGTTCGTTCTGAACAGTTTCTTGATTGCTCATAGAAACTCCTTTTTTGGTATTTTAGATATTGCCCTAAAAAGTCTATCTGAATAAACCCTTAGGAACTCCTTCTTTAACTTAGGATGGACTACATCATCCTTTGGTTGATCACCTATAATAGCTCTGACAGGAAGCCCTTTCGGCATCTTTATCTTGTTAGAATGCGCTAGTATCTTAACGCCTTCTTTTGTGTTACCTGTTGTAGCCTTCCAAGAATTATTGCTTGTCATTTTAGGTGCTTTAAAATATGTTGAATCAAGAAGCTTTCCTGTCAACTTCATATCAGCTTTGCCAGTACCACCTTGCTTTCTCTTATACTTTCTGTATTTAGGAGTCAGGGGTGTAAATCTTTGACCATGAACATCTTTACCACCACCGACTTCTTTTTTA